ATTATCAAAATATCAAACAGGTTCAATTAGACTGCTTTGAATACATTGAGAATTTTTATAACAATTACATCCCACATACGGCTAATCTAGGACTAACCCCTAATCAGAAAGAAGAAAATTATTTTAACGCAATAAAATAACACGGTTTTCTGTCTACTTATTTGACATTAGTCCAATAGTATGATTATTACTCAAGAGATTATTTTTATTTTAAATATAAAATAATTTTCACCATGTAATATTTCATACTTTATATTATACTTATTAAGTATATTCTTTACTATATTTAATCCTAATCCATTACTATTATCCAATTTTAGATCAAAACTAGCATCTAAAATTTTATTTTTATCATATGAGTTTTCTATAAGTAACCAATCATTAGCTATTTTGATATTAATTATTCCATTTCGATTAGTATATTTTACTGCATTGCTAATCAAATTAGAAAATACAATATTTAGTGCCGTTTTTCCTATATAAATATTATAGTCTAATAATTCCTTATTAATATTTATTTTTTTTTGATTTACTAAGATAGAGTATTTTTCTAATACTTCATCTAATGTATCACCAACATTTAAATATTCTTCATCATTATTCAAGTCTTTTATAGAATAAAAAGATAATATTTGCGAGACATTCTTTGTTAAGTTATCTACAATATTAATACACTCACTGATATAAAAGTCTCTATCTTTATATTTTCCGATATTATATTTCATATTCTCAAGTAATATCTTTAGGCTGGAAAGAGGAGTTTTAAGTTCGTGGGACGCCCCCTTAAAAAAATCATATTTCAATTTTTCTAACTTTAAAATTTCCTTATTTTTAAATTCCAAATCATTAATTGTATTCAATAAAGCACAATATAAGTCATTGATTTGCTGTTTTAGTTGTCCAATTTCATCATTAGAACTAATTTTCAATCTTGTTTCTTTGTCAAGTTTTATCATTTTATCAGTAACCATAGTTATTTCTTGTATATTGTTTTTTATAGATTTAGCATAAATTAAAGAAATAACAATGGAAAAAAGAAATGATATCGATAAAGAATATGGTAAAAACTTAAGGCTCAAGTCTTTCGCGTCTTTTTGCATATCAGCTGTTGAAACAAATTGAAGATGTATTTTTTTGCCATCATGAAGTTTAATTTCCCTTTCTTCAATTATTAAAGAATTACTATCACTTTTTACATTAACATTTATATTATCATTTATTTGTAATTCATTTTTGTTATTATTTTTTTTTATAAATACCTTTATGTCACTACTTTTAGAATAAAGCTCCAAAGTTTGGTCTAAATATTTTAACTCTTTTCCATTCATATTTTTAGAAATTTCATCTGCCATAATGTGGATTTTTACTTTCCTCGTCTCCAAATATGTTTTAGGAAAGATAAAAAAGAATAATGAATGAACTAATATAATTAGTATTCCAAGAATAGAAAATATTTGTATGAACATTTTTGGGAATATTTTTAATTTCTTCATTTTCTCTCCAATTTATATCCTACATTTCTTATAGTAGTTATACAGTCTAATTGTAATTTTTTTCTAAGTTCTTTTATATATACATCTACTACTCGATCATAAGGGATCTCTTCGCTATCCTTCCAGACATAATCAATAATTTGCATTCTTGTTAAAACTTGTCCATCATTATCCAATAAACATTTTAGTATTTCGAGTTCTTTTGCATTTACATCTATTTTTTCATCATTTATTTTAGCTGTATAACTATTAAAATTTACCGAAAGATTCTTATATTCAAACTTCTCTAAATGTCCAAAATTCTTCTTAATTAAAGAATCTATTCTAGCCTTTAAAACAGGCAATGAAAATGGTTTTTCTACATATCCATCTACTAAATTAGTAAATGCATCAATTTTATATTCTTCATCACTAAATGCAGTCAAAATTAGAATTGGTAAATTGCTTTTCTTTCTAATTTCTTTCAACACTTCTAAACCATTTATAAAAGGTATCTGAATGTCTAAGATAACCAAGTTTATATCACTATTAAATTTTGACAAGGCTTCCCTTCCATCTTTAGCCTGAATAACAGTATATCCAAATTCTGAAAGGTATTCACTTATTCCCTCTCTTATCAACTTATCATCTTCAACAGTTAATATTTTCATAGATACCTCCATTTAAATCTATACATAATATTATACAGTATATTATTTGATTTTTATAAGTCAAAAAACATTCGGTGATATAAATCACCGAAAATTTTAATTATTATCAATTAATAACTCTTTTGGATTCTTTCTTAATGTATAAATTGAAGAAAGAATCAATGATACAAGAAGTACAAAACTCATAAATATAACTACATAAATTATGAATTTAGGTAATACATTTATATCTAAACCTGAAAGAGTCTTGTTGAATCCTTCAGCTTCTGCCCCCCCGCCTAATTGACTAGATGCAGATTGTCTAGCTATTTGTTTAGCTATATCGCCAGTAACTTTATTCAATATATTATTCCCTAGCTTATCAGCTGTATATTGAGCTAAGAAATAAGATCCAAGAAGTGCGGGAATGGATATAAATACCATCTCGATTATAAATTGACCAAAAATTTCTAATTTAGATATACCTAATGATAGTAATACTGCTATTTCTTTCTTTCTGGCATTCATCCATAAGAAAAGTAATAATGAAACTACAACTCCTGCAAATATTAATGAGCCAACAAATAATTTGTTTGAAATAGAATAGATACCGGATATAGATTGTTGCAGCGCAGGATAATTTGATGAACTTTTAATCAAATTATATTCTCTCCAATTTATATCTAGTTTCCCAAGATCTTTTATTACACTATCAAGATTCTTATCACCTTTTACAAAGAATGTTGCATCTTGGTATACGGCTGTATCTTCTGTATTACCATAAACTTTAGCAGCTGAATGAACGTCAGTGATTAGTGTATTTTCGTATAGTTCTTGTGCTGCACTTACCCCACCGCTATTATGACCATCAAATAAACCTTTAATTTCTACTTCTACAGTTTCATTTGCAACTTTTTCATTGTCAGCATCAAACAAATTAGATTTTATTTTTATTTTATCTCCAACTTTGAGATTGTTTTTTTTTGCCAAATCTTTATGCATTAAAATTTTATTTTTATCTTTATTTTCTAAATGCTTTCCTTCTACTAACTTATATGCTTCTGATACAAATTTTGTTTCTTTTGCTGAGTCATTAACCCCTGTTAACATAACTGTTCTCTTAAAATTCTTTGCTCTTTCAGGTGATTGATTTGCAAGTGTATCTTGAGTTTCAATTATATCATGATCAACTAGGTCTGCGACGCTGTTTATTCTTTTTACATAGGAGTCTATACTGTTTGTTTGAGATATCTTTTTAATATCTTCACCTTTTACATTTCCTCCACCCCTAGGTGTTCCTGGATTTACTTGTCTATTTATTTCCATAGAAAAACTGTTTGTTATATTAGCAAATGTTTCCTTAGAAGCTCTATCTGTGGCATCTTTAATAGATAAACTAATGATGCTTAAAGTTGCCATTGATAGAATAACTAATATAATAATTAATGATTTTAAGCTTTTTCTAGTTACATAAGCAAATGCATTTTTTATCATTATTCAACCTCCAAATTCATTTTATTTACTTTTTTCAACTTTTTACCACTTAGTTCTAAAATGATATCCGCAGAATCTGCTACTTCCTTACTATGTGTTACAACTATTACACATTTATTTCTATCTTGAGCTAATTCCTTTAATATATTAATTATTTCTCCAGCAGTAACACTGTCTAGGTTACCGGTAGGCTCATCAGCTAGTATTATTGGGGCATCTGATACCAGTGCCCTAGCAATAGCTACCCTTTGTTGCTGACCACCAGATAATTTCATAACATTTCTTTTTATTTGTTTTTTATCTAAACCTAATTCGAACAAGATACTCTCATCTACTGATTTATTTACTAGTCTAATATTTTCAATCGGCGATAAATAATCTATTAAATTATAATTTTGAAATACCAAAGATATATTATTTTTTCTGTGATTACTATATCCTTTCTTTTCTATATCTTCATTCTTAAACAAGATTTTTCCTGTTTGAACTTTATCAAGTCCTGCAAGTAAGGAAAGAAGTGTGGATTTTCCTGTTCCTGACTTCCCTACTATCGCATAAAACTTTCCAAGTTCAAATTTTTGATTTACTCCTGACAAAACTTTTTCTTTAGAATTTGCGTAACTGTAATTTACATTCTTTATTTCTAATATATCCATTATTTGCTCCTAACTTATTTTTGATAATATTTCTTTTGGTTTCTTAAATAATATTAATGAAGAGGCCATTACAACTGATAAAACAATAATACTTATTAATATTAAATAACTTTCTGCAAGTGTTGTTATGTTTAACATAAAACTGCTTTTATTTATTAAACTTCCACCGAAAATCATTGAGTTCTCTGAGTTAATAAATCCTTCTACAATTACTTTTAATAGTAGATTCCCTAAAAATAAGGAGGATATTATACTTGGTATTGATATGAATATTAACTCAAATATAAATTGCCTTATAATTTGTATCTTAGTTGTTCCAATAGATAAAAATATACCTATTTCATAAATTCTTTCTCTTAACCATAGAATCAAGATTAATGAAAGAACAACTATTCCACCTAACATAATCGAATAAGTCATTATTTTAATTATATGTTTTATTCCACTCACTGACTCTAAAGACTCTTCGAATGCTTTATTATCTTTCTTAATAGAATACTTTGACTTATCAATTTTAAAGTCTTTCAATTTGTTTAAGGCAAGCTCTGTAGATTCTAAACTACCAGAATACATTAAAATTTTATTTGCAATTCTATTATTCTCTGATTTATTTAATATTTCTTGGCTAGTTGAATAATCTACAAAAACCATATTTTCGCTAAAATCAGATGATAATCCTGTATATGTTTCCTGTTTTTTACCAGAAAAGATTCCTATAATTTTAAATTTATGACTTTTTATTTTTCCACTTTTTTCCGTATCTAGTAATTCAAGATCAATTTCATCACCCAATTTTAGTTTGTTTTGTTTAGCAAATTCTTCATGAACAAGAATTGAATTCTTATCATTTTCTTCTATATTTTTTCCTTCTTTAAAACTAAATACTCCACTACTAAATAAAAGATTTCTTTTAGTATTACTTGTAGCTTCTAGTGAAACAACATTTTTAAATTCGTCAGATAAATCTTCTCTATTTATACTTTGCTTACCACTAACTACTTTAAGATCTTTCAATTTTGCTAATCCATCATATTGAAATATTTTTTCTTCAACCTCTTTTATTTTTTCAATATTCTTAAATTGATTAATATTAAAATATTTACCATCTTTTTTTGTAATTGATATTGAAGAATTAGAACTTTCATATAAAGCCTTTTCTATTTCATTACTTGATTTCATTATTGTTAAACATGAATACAAGCAAGAAAGAACAATTGTTAAAATAGCAAATATAATAAGTGTTCTATTTTTTTTTCTGGTAATATATGCTATAGCATTTTTTATCACTTCCTAATTACTCCTCTCTATTTTTACTCCGCAACTATTGCATCCACTGGATTAATATTTTTACATCGCCTACAACTAATGTTTTTAAAACTATTTCCATTAAAATTTCTTCATTTGACAAACTATCTCAATGATAGAGCCGTTTATATATGAAGTTACTGAATTTCGTATCTATTTATTCAAAGGAAAATCTCAAATAACTCATTATGAAGAATGCGATACGAAATCTAATTCTCATGTTTATATAGTTTTATTATCAAAAACTACCTAATGCTCTATTGAAAAAACTAGACTTAGGGTAGCGATGATAAACAATGAACTGATGTCTGGTTAAGGAAATAGTTATTAAGCAATACAGATTTTATGATGCATACTGGCTGTTTCAATAATCATCCCGTACTTGACAGTACCTATCTAATTTTACATAAGTTCACCTCCCAATTTAGCTTACAATAAATAGACATTTAACTCTTAAAGCGAAGAATTACGTTTACTAGTAAAATTATCAATCTATAAGTTACTAGACACCAGTGACAAAATAGTGTTGCCTAAATACTAGATTACATACCTTTTATGAAACGTTTATGAAATAAATTTTTTTCCATATTATATTAATTTTTTTATTTTCAAAAGAGCTATGCTAATTTCTTTTATCCCTTACTCTAATCCATTTATATGAAATTCAGTTGTAAAAATAAAGTCTTATGCTAACATAGTAGTTTATGTTTTATTAACGTTCTTTTGGGCGGCATTGGAGCGCATAAATTTTACGCAGGAAAAATAGGCCAGGTTTTTTTATATATTATTTTTAGTATTACCTTTATTCCTGGAATTATCGACCTTATCGAAGCTTTGATGGCTCTCGGAAAACAAACTGATGAATATGGAAATATCATCGTTTAATGAAACAAAAAGCCTCACGCTCAATTTTTGGTCGAGGAGAGCGTGAGGCAAGACAGTATAAGAAATAAGCATTAAATGGCTCGTTTTCTTGTAGCTATTTTAGCAAATTTAGAAAGGTTAAGCAATCTGAACGGCTCCCTGTCAAGTAGACAGTCAAATAATAAAAGATAAGTTATGCAACCTGATTCCTGAATTCTAGAGGAGTCAGGTTGTTTAATTTTGATTGATAACGTTGTGTGTTGTAGAATTCGATATAACGTGCCACATCATTGACCAACTCATCATAAGAGTTGTATTTCTTAAGGTGGTAAGACTCAGTCTTGAAAAACCCAAAGAAACTTTCAGTTGGTGCATTATCAATACATTTGCCAATCCGGGACATGGATAAGGTCAGACCAGCTTGTTGTATGATATAACGGTATTCTTTGGAAGTATATTGACTACCTCAATCGCTATGGATGATAGGTGTGGCTCCTGGATTGAGCTCTAGCCCCTTTTTAATGGTCTTCATAACAAGTGGATTTCATTGTTGTGACTAATCTCATAAGCGATAATAGAACCGTTATACAGGTCTTTAATCGCACTGAGATAAGCTTTAGCTCCCAGACCGTATTGAAGATAGGTGACATCTGTGCACCATTTCTGGTTATGAGCTGTGGCTGTAAATTCACGATTAAGAATATTTTCTTCGTAAAATCTGTCACCAGCTTTTGTACAAGCATGGCTAACACGACGAATGACTGAACTAATCCCCAGAATGTTCATCAATCAACGAATCCGTTTCTTGTTTTAAGTTGTCCCAAGTTGACGATTAATAAATGTTGTCATACGGCGATAACCTAAGATACCATTGTAGAGTCTATGAAGTTCCTTGATTTTAGCCATTAGCTTTGTATTTTTTGTCTCAAAATCTGTTTTTTGACGATTGAGCCACTTGTAATAGCCTGAACGAGACCCCTTCAAGAGTTGGCATAAGGCCTGAATAGGCACATTAGATTCCTCATCGTAATAATTCTTGATTACTTGGAACTCCGCTAAATGCTTACCTAGTCTTACCGTCTGTTTCCTCGTTTGATGTCTTCTAACTTTTTTAGTAAACTAACCTCGATTTCTAAGAGACGATTACGTTCCTCCAATTGTTTAATCTTGAGTTAAAGTTGCTCAATCTCGGTTAAATCAGGCCTACTCTCCAACCCTTTCACACGTCTATCAACCAAACCTTGTGAGCCATTCTTCTCAAGCTTACGCACCCAAGAATAAATTTGTTGGTAGGAAACACCAAACTTCTCAATAGCTGCTTGATAGTCTTTCCCATGGGCAATGGTGTAGTTAACAATCTCTACACGTTCTTCAAATGTGGCTTGCCTTCCTTGTTTCATACGGCTATATCCTCTACTAGTGGCTTTCAAGTCTTCACCACTAGTATACCGTTTTATCCACTTTTGGAGAACAGAGCGACTTGAGATATCATACCATTTACAAATATCTCTAAGAGAGCCTTTTCCATCAAGATAGCCTTGAACACCCTGTTCTTTAGCTAATGTGGAGTATATCAATGGCGTATTTCCGTAAACGCGACAACGGGTGGGAATATCGAATATCGTATAAACATATAATAGGAAATATATTACTTTGCAATATTACTTCCACTAAATATCAACAAGTCATAAATCATTATAGTCAAACGCATGTGCAAGATACAGTAAAGCGTTTTAACATACATGTAAAAGCCTGCGTATCCATGGCTGTTCACGAGGGATATATAGAAAAAAATTTTTGTTTATTCACTAAGGTTAAAGCAAAAAATAAGGGGCGTAAATAGAGATAAAATTTCTTGAAACCAATGAATACTTACGCTTGATAAAAATTTGTAAAGAAAAATCACAACATCAATCGTATGCAGCGTTATACCTCATCGCTAAAACTGGCATGCGCTTCGCTGAATGTTTAGGTTTAACAGTTAATGATATTGATTACACTAACAAATATTTATCAATTAATAAAACTTGGGATTATCATTTCAACCAAAGATACCTGCCAACAAAAAACAAAAGTAGTATCAGAAATATACCAATTGACAATGATACATTATTTTTTTTGCATGAATTTACAAAAAATAAAAACGACAGATTATTCGACAAACTTTCAAATAATGCAGTCAATAAAACTATCCGAAAAATAACTGGTCGCGAGGTACGAGTGCACTCTCTCAGGCATACATTTGCAAGCTATCTAATTTCCATCTCTCAAGTTTTAGATCACGAGAATTTAAATATCACTTTAGAAGTTTACGCACATCAATTACAAGAACAAAAAGATAGGAACGATAAACTTAATCAGAGAAATTTGGGGCGGATTTGGGGCAAAATAGCTCTAAACCGCTATTTACATGCAATGAATATGTCCCCTGCCGGAATCTACTACTATTGTACACAATAGTTCATAATAGTCCAAGCGTTGATTTAATGGTTGTTTATAATAGTAAAAAGTTCAATGTAGTTTCATTTTTAATCTATTTTGCCCCTTTTTTGCACCCTTTCACCTCAATTCTATCATAACGTCTTCCACTCTCTCAACTGTCACAACCTCTTCTTCTCTCACTTCTTCGTGTGGCAACACATAATCAAAAATCTGTCCGTTTTTGCGCACAATCGCTACTGTGTCTCCTAAAATATATCCTTTATCAATCGCTTCTTTAAACTCATCTATATATAACATATTTTATCCTCCTATCTATCTATTCGATAAAAAATCCTAAAAATAGACAATTTTAAATTTTTCTGTTCTGATAGACAAAAAGATAAATATTTAAAAAAAGTATTGACTTTATATAGTACATGTATTATAATTAATATATAGAAAGGAGGAAGATATGAGGATATCAGAAATTGCTGATTTGCTTACTTCAATCGGAACTCTGTTGGTTGGTATAGCAAGCATAATCACAGCAATAAAAAAAGAACCTAAAAAGAAAAACCGGCCACGGAGATTCAAATAAGGTTCTAGTAGTAGTTTGGGGCTCAAGCCCCTTGCAACTACTGATAGTATATCATATCTAAGACAAATATGAAATATTTGATTATTTTCGCAATTTGTTTAGTTGTATTTTACTTTATTAACAAGGATGATTGAAATGGATAAAGAATTAACACCTCAAGAAAAAGCAAATAAAAAGTGGGCAGAAAACAATAGAGAACATAGAACCTATCTATCAAAACGATCTACTGCTCGTAGTTTTATTAACAAAAATGCTACAAAAGAAGACTTATTAGAATTAAAACAATTAATTGAAAGCAAACTCTAGACACACAAAAAAACCGCCCTCAATAGAGAGCGGTTAATATTTATTTCAGTTTTTCTTTGACAGCATCTACTGCCTCTTCAACAGCATCTTTAGCATCATCTGCTAGTTCTTTGCCTTTAGCAATTGTTTTTTCAACAAAACCTTTTGCCTCTAACTCTTTATCACCGGTTATTTTGCCAAAGCCTTCTTTAGCACCACCTTTTGCTTGATCTAATTTTGATTTTAGTTTTTCTTGTGACATAATGTGCCTCCTTATTATTTTTATTCTATGGTAACATTTTGATTATTTCTAGGCAAATAAAAAGCAAGAACCGCTAGTGTCAGGCGATTCTTGCTAGTGTGATTATCTCATGATTATGCGAGGGTGTCAATAAGGGGAAGAGAAATCCAAGCGTCAGCCTCTAAAGTTTTTCTTTTTTTTGATTTCCTTTATAGTGTTCATTGATGCAAAGCCATAATATTTTGCTGTATCCTCGTCCTTAATAAGTTTATGCAAAGAATCAATGATATCTCGAAAATGGTATTTAGGATTTATTTTACCCATCATTTCCAAGACAATTAAGAAAGGTAGAGCAATCCTGTTTGAAAAAACACCTTCTTTATACTCAAACAAAAAATCTTTCCACTCTTCTTTTAACTTAGAGACAGTTATGAATTTAAAATCTATGATATTTGAATTGTGGGCGCAAATATTACGGGCTAGATTAATACATTTTAACCAAGAAATTAATTCAGGATTACTACATGAAAAAGTGCTTGAAATTTGAGTTAAATTAGTTGTTGACATCAATTCTAGCAAATTAACCATCTGCCCAAATGTTAACATATTTACCGCTAGCCAAATAGGAGGATATTTTTGTCTGTCTAGTTTTAATTTTTCATCCAATTCAGAGGATGATGCTTTTCTTAGCTCTCTTTTTAACTGTTTTTTAAAGTTATTTTCACTATAGGAAAGGTAGTGTTTGCAATACTCTTCTTTGTTACACCACTTAGAAAAATCTAGATAGCCATAGCTTCCTAAGCCGTTTTTCCCCAGAACATAGGCGATTTTTGTTTTTATTGCTACTTCAATATCTTCAATCGCATGGAGTAAATTTAATCTCAAATTCTTATCCTGATAATATCTAGATATAACTATCTCAAATTTCGTACCCTGATAATCTATTTTTTTCTTTTGTCCATCTTTTTGAATTTTTGCAAAAGGCTTTGCAAATTCTTTTATTTTGTAGTAAGAAATCACAGATAAACTATACTCTGCTTTACTTTTAGCTTTTCTTCCACTAAAGACAATACCTCTAGATTCCAAAAGTTCAACTTGTTCTCTGTAACTTTTGTGTTGAAAATTTTCCGCCATGAAACACCCTCAATTTTTTAGCAAAAAAACCCCCCATCAGAACATGTCTGCGCGTATGCGAGGGAGGCCATTGATATTTATATATACATTATATATTTTTATATAGCTTATTGTCAATGATTTTCCCTTTATATAATTAAACTTTTTAATAAAATATATTTTTCATCCAGTAAAAGGCACCTAAATACCTCCTGAAAAATCTGTTCAAAATAATAAACAGCCCCCGCAAAAGCGAGGGCATTTGTCTTATCTAAAGGAATTTTACCTCCTGTTTTATACTTGTGTGGCATTAGCTAAATACTTATCTTCGACCCATTGGTCAGACTGAGAAGCGTTAATACGTGACCATCCATTTACTTTTTCGTAGACTCTTACGCGAGTTCCTGCTTTGATAAATTCTTTATCAGAACTACTTGCGTTTGGCTTAGACTCTACATAATAGTCTGTGCTAAGGGTTGCTTCGTAGTACGGTACATTTGAGTTGTCTAATTTAGTATTTGTATCTAGCTTTTGATTAAAAGTAAGCTTGTTTTGTGGTTCTTGTGGTTTGTCAATCTTAGGTATATCCACTTTGCTACTATCATCTGCTAATAATACAATATTTTTATCTAAACCACCTGCTACTCCTACACTTGTAAACTGCCACCAGCGCACACCATCCATTGAAGGGAAGAACTCCCAAAGTGGGTCTTTTCGTACTTCGTAGTCTGGATAACCAGCTATCCAAATGCTGTTTGGGTACTTAGCGATAATTTGCTGATAATCAATATTATTAAGCGTAAATGGTTTATAGCTGTAATAAATAGGCTTATATCCAGCGTTTGCAATTTTATCCATAAACGCAATAACTGCATTAGTGTTAGCTTGTTTGTCAGCACTTGCAGAGTCTTCATAGTCAATGACTAAGTATGATACTTTTTTGCTTGGTAAGTTAGACAAAAATAAGTCTGCTTCCCGTTGCGCTAAAGCACTATCACCGCCAAAACGTCCAAAGTGGTAATAGCCAATTGGGTCGCTTGTGTTTGCTTGTTGTTGATGTCTGTCAGACAGCCAAGCAATAGACTCTGATACTTTGATGATTGTTTTAGTAGTGCCTGCTTGCTGACAAGTCGTTGTTAAATCTGCTTGCTGATAAGCTGATACATCAATAAAGTAATCACCTTTATTTAAATCAGTGTTGCCAGTTACTGCCACAGCCTTTTTAAAGACTTTTGGCCTAAAGGCAGTT